GAACGGCACAGAATGGCTTCGGGTGCCAAACAATCACTCGACCAATTTGATCTTCAAATTTATCTACTTGTTCTTTTAGCAACGTTTCAGATTTGAGATGAAGTTTGCAGCGGTTGTACGGCATTCGGTTGAAATCGTCCAACACGTTGAACTTGATGTCCTTAATGACCGGCTCTGGGTCGCCTTTCATGCTGAGCCACTCTTCCGTTAAAGCTTGGTTCGGCAAGACCGGATTTTCGATGAACTCTTCCACGAGTTCTTCCCACCCGTTGATGAAGAAGGTGTTGGCAACCTTGTTGAAATTCTCCACCGGGTCTATCACAGTTTTCCGATATGAAACCTCTCCATGAATTCTCGTTGTTATCGAGTTGTAGAGTTGGTTCAGATACTTGTGTATGACCGGTCTAGTTATAGGTGGTGCATTGCCGACCACGGTTACGTTTTGCTTTGCCATGTCGAAAACCGGTAGTCTTGATTTTATGCTGCCGTTGGACGGCAGTTTGATCTCATTGTAGCCGCTTTGGTCGCGGTTTATGTACCAATCAATTGCTGTTGAGTTCGGCTCCGATGAGTCATACGTCGTCATGCGCAAGCTTAATCGCAAATTCGTCTCCGCCCAATGATCAATCATGGATTTCATTTGTTGATGGTTGTTGGGTCGTACGCGTTCTTCTTTCGTTTTTTCCAGACCTTCGACATTCCTAGCGCTCCACGGCTTCTCCAACTTCCATTCGGGTAACACCACGAGGATGCGGTTGATTAAACCTTTAACCTGGTCTGGATGGTGGCATAACAATATGCGCTTGTGAGGCCTTTCAAGTATCCACTCTTGTATGCGGGAGCGGTATCTGCGTGTGAGAAGGAACATTCCTTCCGACGCGCGCAAATCCTCAATCTCTGCAAAGTCGGCATGGTTCAGTAGATCGTCAACGTCCTGGTATGCGTCTGGTTCACCCTCACACATCGTTGTTTTCCCAGCTCCGCTGGGCAAACAACACGCCACAATCCCTCTAGATGTAACCGGGTCGATATCCACGAGGTGCGGTGTGTCCCTTATGGTTTTTGTTTGTTTGAACTTCAAGTCTGGGTTCAACCTGGACTCGTCTTCCTGACCTGCTATCAATGGCAAGTTCCATTTCACCTCGTTCCATCTCTCTGACAAAGCCACCGGGTTGGTGCTCCTGGCGCCAAGCAACCTCGACCAGTATTTGCCAAGGATGTCAACCGCCCCGCCGATGCTCACGTTGCTGCGTGTTCGCGTGTGTCGCCGGAAAAATCCGGGATACAGAATTTTCCTAACGGCGTCACGGACGTACTCTGAGCTTCGGTCATCACCAATTTCCTCGACTAGGATCTTGTTAACAGTCGCGCCGCGGCGCAACCTGATCAAATGGACATGCCTTAGGCCTTTCTTGCCTGATTTCCCTTGACCTTTAAGCCTTATCAACGCATCCGTACCAGATATGATACAATCAACGCGTTCTTTTTTCTTTAGTTCTACGAGGTAAATGTTCCTGGCTGCCCACTCATACAGGTTCGCAGCTCCGTTCAATTCGATCTCTTCGCTGACCTGGCACTTGTAAGACGAATCAAACATGGAACGTAAATACCATTGCCAGTAAATAATTCTTATTTTTGCACGTTCCC